GCTAACAAATTCCCAGGTTATGAAATTTGGATGAAAGATAGAAATGATATTTTCATTGAAGACTTGTCAAGAACAGTCTTGATTGAAGAAATACCACAATTCTAATATTAGTCGAAAGACTAAAAGTCGAGAAACATCCCCTTCATCCCTCCCTCCTAGAAGGGGGTGATTCTCAAACTTGAGTGTTGGTTTAGCCATAGCCTTCAAAGGCAACACTCATCAAATCGTGAGGTAGAGCAGTTGGCCAGCTCGTTGGGCTCATAACCCAAAGGTCGTAGGTTCGAGTCCTACCCTCACTACAAATTAAACCAATTATTATTAAATTAAACTACATGGGTAAGTTAGGAAAAATATCAGTCATTCCAAGAGATTATAGTAGCTCTGGATTACAAACGATGCAAAGTGAATTAGCAAGAAATGGTATGTCAAGAATTCCTGGAACAGGAGTTTTTAAATATCCCTACAAAGAAATTGATGGACAGTACAGAACAGGATTAGATCCTAAAGCTGCATACATCAGAAGAATCCAAGATCCTACAGAAAGGGAATTGGAGGTTGAAAGAATCACAGCTCTTCTTAAAAGATTACAAGATTCTTTGGGAGATATTGATCTTGGGCCACGTTCAGATTTTTGGAATTATGGAAAGTCACTCTCAACAGATGACCAATCACATGTTCAACCAGTTAAGCTCTTAGATGGTGATAATTATTTTGATCTTAGTATTCCTTTTCAAGAAATAGCATTTTCTTGGTTGCGTGTACATCCAACGATAGCTTCAAGTTTCCAAGCATGGGAAAGAGGAGAATATCCAGCAGATACACAATACTATGTTGCTGATGATGAAATTGAACAAGCTATCATCTTCAAGAAAAATCAAGCTATCAATAAAGCAATTGCTAAATTTGATAATATGACTCCAGAGAAGAGACGTAAAGTAGCTAGATTATTAGGATTACCAATTTCAGATGATACAAAAGAATCTGTAATTTATAATTCAGTGGATGCTATTCTTAAAGAAATCAATTTCAAGAAAGGAACATTTAAAGGCAAGTCAACGATTGACATGTTCAATAAGTTTGCTGACATGAAAGAAAACTTACTTCATATAAAGGATTTAATAAATCAAGCATTAACTCATTCCATATATAGAATGAAACCAGATGGTAAGATATATGAGGGTGAATTTGAAATAGCTAAAGATGAAGCTGATCTAGTAAAATTCTTAGCTGATGATGATCACCAAGATGAGTTACTTACTTTAGAAGGAAAATTAAAAATTAAGAAAATAGCTGCTGTATGATACCTGTAGATAGTTTATTATATAAAATAGATCAAAAACTAAATAAGCTGTCTACCAATGAACATCAACAGATTCAATTAGAAGATAAGATATTAGCTTTAAATGAAGCTCAGTTAAAACTGATAAAACAAAAAGTTGATGGAATTAGTGTAGTTAGTGGAATGGGGATGGATGCTTTTAAAAAGCGTTATGAAGATCTACAAAGCCTTATAGTGAATTACAATAATCAACCTCTAGAATTAAAAGAGACTGATCCAACAATTCATCAATGGGCTGCTGACATAGATGTTCTGGAACCTGAATATATGTTTTATGTGGATAGCTACATTTTAGCTGATAAAGGGTTATGTAAGGATAGAGTGATTTGGGTTAATAGAGATCTTTTAAAACATGGTGATTTACAATTTGTTTTAAATAATACTAATTTTAAACCAAGTTTTGAGTATCAAGAAACTTGTACATCTATTTCAACTGATTCAATTAGTATATATACAGATGGAACTTTTACACCATCAAAAATATATATAATGTACTTAAGATATCCTTTGTATATAAATAAAGCAGGATATGTTATGTTGGATGGAACAGATTCTACAGATCAAGATTGTGAACTTGAAAAATATCTAGAGGATGAACTTTTAGATCTTGCTGTTCAAAACCTTGCAATGTATACTGAGAACGCAAGTGCTGTTCAAAGTGCCCAAATGAGAATACAAACAAATGAATAATAACAATTTAAATTAAAAACAAATGGCTGATTTTTCGTTAACCACATTATTTGTGGTGCCAGTAGGAACAACTTCGTTTCCTAGCTCTGGTTCGACTCAAGACCTAACACCTGGACAGGTGGGAATTTTTAGTAATACTTATGCTGCTGTAACAGCTGCTACCATAGTAAACTATCCTTATTTCTACATTGCACAAGGAAGGACTAACACTTATTTATTGGGTTCTAAAAGATCTGATAAAATTGCTGGATGCATCACTGGTACAGTATGTAAATCCAATGTAACTGAATGGTACAAAGTTAGTGGTTGTGGAACCCCTGCTGTACAAATTACTGATATTTCTGGCTTTAGTGCTCAGTGTGGTGATGTTCTTACATTAACTTTACGTGCTCATTCAAGTTATCTTGATACATTATATTTCAATGGATATACTAAATCTGTAACTGTTCAAGCTCCTTGCTGTGATTGTGGTGCAGATCCATGTGTAGATGTTGATGTTCCTGCATTGATTGATCAATTCATTGCTAAATTTGCTTTAGAAGGTCCTGGTATCAATCCAGATAATGTTACTTTCAGTGACTATTATGAATTCCAAAGAATTGGTGATGATGCAAATGCTGTTTTACGCATTACAGGAAAACCTTTAACAGCATATGGACAACCATGTGATGTTGCTGCTTTCCCTCATGAATATGACAGAATGTGGTTTAGAGCTTTCGTTTATGAAGGTCCTGCTACCACTGCTGATTTCATTGTATCTGATTCTTGTAACATTGTAGCTGAGGCCACAATTGTACAAAGAAGTTCTTATGCAACAGGAAGTTCTGCTGAGATCAAACAATTGGAGAAAAACTATTACACCTACCAAGCTGGATATTTGAAACACTTATACAGAATCGCAGGTTACAATGGTAATTTTGAAAGTTGGGTAACTGATGGAACTGTTTATGATACTTATTACATTAAGTTTAATGAGTATGATAAATCTGCATACCAATGGGGTGATTATATTCCTACTGATAGTATGGTTATTATAGCCATCAATTCATCTGAAGCTGGTGCTGCTGCTCTAGAGGAAATTTTAGTTGCTGCTCTTGGAGCTGTAGTTGATGATAATGCTTGCATTACCACAACCACTACAACTAGTGCTGCTCCTACAACTACTACAACTAGCACTGCTGTAGTAATACCATAAGCAGTATTAGAGTAATAGGAAATAAATAATAATATAACCTATGCCAGAGGATAAAGAGGATTAACTCTCATAATCCTCTGGCATATTTATTTAAAATCAAAATGGCAGATTTAAGATTAGACATACTAGTACTCCCAACATATAACACTCTTACTCTTGGTATAGCAGATGCTTCAACTTATCCTAATGATCCACCTATTGTATCAAGCCCAACTATTGAGATAGATGTTCCAACACTTGGAAAAGTCTATTTACCTTTCAATGTAAATGAATTTAATATTTTTAATTCTGTTACATTAGGGATTTCAGAACTTGGGGACTTGCAACCTTTACCAGATGGTGTGTATATCTTTAAGTATACAATTGCTCCTGCATATACAAACTATGTGGATAAATCTTTTATGAGAATAGATAAGCTTCAAGAAAAATTTGATAGTGCTTTTCTAAAATTAGATTTAATGGAGTGTGATCAACAAATTAAGAAACAAGCTAAGGAAGATCTTAGCACTATTTCTTTCTATATACAAGGATCAGTGGCTGCAGCTAACAATTGTGCAACTACACAGGCAACAAAATTATATATTCACGCTGATAAAATGTTAGATAATTTTATTAGTAATAACTGTGGATGTTCAGGTAATAATTATTCAACCAGATATTAAGATATGGCAACTTGTAAAAAATGTAAAGCATCTGTTGGATGTGGATGTAATTTAACTAATGGTTTATGTGCAGCTTGTGTTGCTGCTGCCAATTCAACACCTTAAAAGATGATAACACCTAGATTAACTTATTGTCCAGACTGTCCAGATATCCTATCATTAATTAGAGATATAGATTGTAAATTATTAGGAATGAGTAATGATTTATATAATAATACTGTACTTGCCTTAAATAGAAAAATAAATTCTGATATTATAATTGATCTTATTAATTATAAAAGAATCTTATTATATAAATATTGTAATGCAGATTATGTAAGCATATATTCATTGGTTTCAATTGCTAGTAAAATTAAGGTGTTAACACTAGGGGTTAAATGTACAAATTGTGATGAGATTGTGGTAATAACTCCAACAACAACAGCATTGCCACCAAGAACAACAAGTACATCAACAACAGCTGTTCCAACAACCACAACAACCACAACTATAATATAAATTTAAATAAAATAAAAAATCATGGCTTGCTCAAATTGTTATAATGGATGTGTGGAAATAACATCTGATAAATGTGTAAAATATACAGGTATAGATGTTCCTGTATTAGGTATAAAAAATGGAGATTCTCTTTCTTATGTAGAACAAGCTCTTATAGGATTTCTAACCTCTACATTAGATGGTTCAGGGATTGTATTGGATATTGCAGAGGGGGATCTTTGTGATCTTGTTAATAGTTTTCTTCCTGATTGTGGAGATCTTACATTAATTGATCTTGCAACAGCTCTAACTAAGTCAGCATGTTCTCTTCAGACACAAGTAACTGCTTTAGAGAATACAATAAATGCAGGAGAGGCTGCATATGATGTTAATTGTTTGACAGGGGTTACTGCAGAATCAGGAACACATACTATATTACAAGCTGTAATAGATCTCTTATGTTCAGTGAATGCAGACCTTACTGCATTAACTCTTGATCTTACTACTAACTATGTGGCTATATCTGATATAGATACTTATATTGCAGATTATTTGTCTACAATAGGAGCATCAACATTGGTTGCTAATAAAATGATTCCTTATGTGGCTGTTGAATATTATGGATCAACAAGCTATTTTAATTCTACAGGAGCAGGTACAGGAGACTGGGCAAACATATATTTATGTAATGGTCTTAATGGCACTCCAGATAAGAGAGGAAGGGTTGCAGTAGGAGTTACTACTGGTATGGGAGGATCTACATTTGATGCTGCTGTTGATCCTGCTATAGCTGGAAATCCTGCGTATATATTAAATAGTAAAGCTGGTGCAAATATTGTTACATTAGATGTTACACAGATACCAAGTCATAATCATGCTGCTACACTTGTAATGGCACCACACTCACATAGTATATCTCCTGTTTATACTTCAGGAGGATCTATATTGAATCATTTAAGTTTTGCTAGTAATATAGCTGAAAGTGTAGTTACAGCAACAGGACTTACAACATCAACAGGAACAGTTACAAACACAGCAACAGGTGGTGGCCTTGCACATGCAAATAATCAACCAGCATTAGCTTGTTTATATATAATCTATATACCATGAGAGGATTAATATTTGATTCATTAGAAGAAAGACAAGTTTACTTAAAGAAGTGTAAACAAAAGAAAAAAGAAACAGCTTCTTTATGGAATAAAAATAATGTTCAAAAAACACGCTTAATACAAAAAAAGTATTGTGATAAAAATAGAGAAGTTTTAAATAAGAAAGCTGTTACTTATAGGAAAGAAAATAGAGAAATATATTTGATTAAAAGAAGAACTAATGCAATAAATAAAAAACTTAATGATCCTATTTATAAATTTTCTGAAAATTTGAGGAGCTTGATTAATATGTCTTTTAAAAGAACAAGTATAAAATATAAAAAATCTTCAAGAACAGAAGAAATATTGGGATGTAGTATTGAGTTTTTTATAAATTATATGTTAAGTAAAGGTCCTTCTGATATAAGTGTAGAAGATTTTCATCAACATGGTTACCATATTGATCATATAATACCAATATCAGTTGCTAAAACTAAAGAAGATATAGTCAAATTATCTCATTATACAAATTTTCAGCCTTTGTGGTATACAGAGAATATAAAAAAATCTAATAAAATATAATATTATGTCATGGCCTTATTTACCAACTAATCCAGAGTGTAGTGCAAATCCTTGTAATTCTACACCAACAACATCAGATCTCTTAACCTATGCAGGTCCTAATCTTCCTTGCACAGGAATAAACTCATGTGATACTTTATCTGTATCTTTACAGAAAATAGATGAACAAATATGTCTTTTAAAGGAACAGATTGTATTAATTAATGCAGCTCTTGCCTTAACGACAACCACAACAACTACAACTCTTTAAACCAATATATTATGGCAATGACAGTATTAATAACATTAACAACAGCAGGAATTGATTCAGGCCCTTTTAATCTGTATTCAGATGTAGATGGGTATGTGTCAGCTTTTGCAACAGGAATAGGAAGAGCAACTTTATTAGTTGGGTATTCTTCTGCTGCAGTTCCAGATGGAACTACAATTATTAGAGTATCTTCTTCAGGAAATTGTACCAATTATATTGATCTTGCTGTAGTGGCAACAACAACTACTACAACTACAGGGTTAACAACTACAACTACTACATTCACAACAACTACTACAACAACAGGAATAGCCTATAATCTTTCCTTAGGAAGTCCTGATTGCAGGCTTAATAATTGTGGTGATGGAGCAGTCTGTGCTGTGAGATATGATATTAATGTTGATAATGCTCCTGTTGGATCTTATTTAACAGTTACATATAATTCTGGAAATGCTTCTGTGTCTTTATATGATAGTTCACCAGTTTCTGGAGTGTTAGAATATTCTGAACCTGATAATACAGGTACAGTTAACTTTACATTATTCTTAAGAGATAGTGGAGGAAATATTCTTACATCTATAACAACTAATTTGTCACACCAATCCTTCTGGTCAGTTTTATCAATATGCCCAACAATTATTACAGCAATTAAATTATCAACAACCAATACTGGACAATGCTCTGATATAAACTCAAATCCAACACAAAATTATATTTATGTAGGATATAATGAGACTTGGTTTACTAATTTAGGAGGTGGTAATATTGTTACTGCAGGAGCACATTTTGATAATAGAATCTATGATTATAATTCAGCAAACACAATAATACATGTTGATTCTGTTTATTTTGGGGTAAATTCAATTTTTGAAGATACTGGAGTTTATGATGGTAATTATTTAATTAAAGATACCTCTGCAGAAATTCCTGCAACAAATACATTATTAACAGTTACTTTTGATGGTGTTCATAGTTATGCAATAACCAGTCCATGTTAATAATATAAAATCTTAATTATGACAATATTATTAACATTAACATTTAGTGGAGCAGATAGTGGCCCATTTGATCTTTATCAAGATTCAGATGGGTACACTACCCCATTTGCAGTAGCAGTTGATAAAGCAGCCCTTACACTTGGTATTGAATATGAATTAGATGATAGTACCACTACAATCAAAGTGGTATCAAATGGATTATGTTTAAATTTTGTAGATGTAACATTAGAAATTCCTTCAACTACAACAACCTCTAGCACATCAACATCAACATCTACATCTACTAGTACATCTACTAGTACATCGACATCAACAACTACTAGCACAACAACAGAAGGAACAACAACCACAACAACAACAGTAGCAGAAGTTTCTGTTGTTGCTTCTAATGTATTATTTGTTACAAATAGTTTACCAGCAGATGTCTATGCTTATGACCCTGGTACTCTTTCCTCTGTATTATTAAATGTTCCAGGTATATCAGGAGCTGGATCTACAGTAGATATTGCTCATACTCCAAATAAATTATGGTTAGGCCCTTATGGTGGTACAGTTTATGAATGGAATATAACATTATCTCCTTTTACTGCAAGCTTTAATAGGTTAATTTCTAATATTCCTAACTCTGCAGGTTTATGTGCAGTTAATGATACTACTCTTATAGGAATAATTGGTACAGAAGTATATGAATGTAATATAACAACTAACGTCTCAGTAAATACATTAAAAATTACATTACAAACAGGAGATAATATTTCAGGAGATTACTTATTAACTACTACAGGTAAGTTTATAGCAACAACATATAATACAATAACAGGATTTATTTATATATCACAGTATAATTATAGTACTGGTAATCTTGAA